GTATATATTTAAAATTAAATAATGAACTTATTTATTTAGAACAAAATCAATCTAGAATATATACAGATTATGTTAAATTTTTTAAATTAGCTGAAAAAAGAGCTTTTAAAATCTCAAATAACGTTGTGTTGTACGGAGATATCTCGATTTTATCAGAGTCTTTTAATCCAACTTTTAGAACAAGCTCTTTAAACGCATTTATATTATTCTTACTAAATTTATCAATATGGCTTGTCACTTCTGCAGGAAGCTGTTCAATAATTTTTTGCCTCTCTTTGGATGTAGCAGAGAAAATATCAATCTCTTCTTCATCAACAAACACTTTATCTATTGAACTATAATAAGCATCTAAAAGATTTTCAAAATAAAGTGCTTTAGGCAAAGTAATCTGTAGTTTTAATGTATCAATAGCATGCTCGCTTCTAAAGTCTGCTTTAAAATCGAGACATTTATTTAAAAAAGGTACTAAAGGTATTTTGGTTATAGATGTACTTTCTTTTAATTCTATTTCTGGTGATACAAAAATGCAACGGAGTAGATAAAGCATGCAAAATTTATCAAAGTTTGTAAGTTGTTCGTAATACTCCTTTTCCATTAAGCATTCTTTTATAATTTCTTCAAAGCATTCAGAAATGTGAAAGTTATTGTTGTTTAACAAGAACTTATTTAATACACGGTACTGCTTAAATGTCAGTTCTTTGACTCTTAAGTCTTTATCTAATGTTGGAGAATGAAAATTTAAGTAAAATGACATTATAAAAATCCGTACGGATTGATATACCCAAGTCCGTTTTGAAAACTCGTAACTCGAGGTATCGATCCATTAGATATTCTATTAACAAGGTCGCCAATAGGCAAGTAAAGATTGTTTTCTACTGCATAGTTTGAATATGTCCATCTTGTAGTATATGTAGGAAGTTTATCCTCAGCATAATCCATCGATTGTTCTGATATTTGATAAGGTGTACAATTATAAAATGTATATACTTTTCTAGGTATCATAGATATACCTTGATACGTCTTAGTATATTGCAATAAAGTCATATTAACTTTCATATTTTTAAGGTCACGTTGCCCTAATCTATCACCAGGTCGGGCAGCCATACCAAAATGTGCACCGAGAATTACCCACGGTCTAATTACAAAGTCAACAAAAGAAGTATTAGTTTCGCGAAAATCTACAACTAAAGTATTATAATCTGGATTTCTTGGTCCCCCGAGAATACCAGGCAAGAACCCTGCGTTATTATTCACCGAAGCAGAATCAGGAGTATATTCTTCAGCGGGCACTGTAACTTCATGAGCAAATAAACAACCAATTACTTTTTGCAACGGGTAGCTCTTGAGAATATTAACGGCAGTACTAATATCGTATCCCTTCTTACTACCATCGGTTCTTTCTAGCCCTTGAATTATGCTTGTACGTAATGCTGCGGGATATCTATCTATGACAACTATCCACTGAGTAGTATTAGGAATCGCTGTAAACCAGGATTCCATTTGTGTGAGAAAATAATCTCTTACACTAATAATAGGAACGCCAGGTATATTAAACCCGAAAAGATTAGTGACTTGAGGGGCGAATAAAGGATTTGTACCGGTTACAAGTCCTTGAAAATTATTACCTAGACCATTGAGCGCGTCTGTTAATGGATTGTCCACCTAATTATTTAGGACAAATTTAAATATTACGAGGTTTTTCTCCAGTAATGATAGGAGAGAGTGGCAGTAAATTCTACAGTATTTCCAACACCTTCAGCAATTAGGTAATTCAAAGGACCGACATTGCGAACTGAAACACCTACAAGCTGATATTGTGCGGTCTTATTCATCTGATTATCTAATTGAACCAAATCCATTACGGCGGTCTGCTTGGGGGCAAAATAATTACCAGTTGAGTTTGAATCATTGAAAATATCGGATGACCATTGTTCAAACTTTTGACGAATTTGGGAATTAGCATCTGTATAGAATGTTAATTCATAAGCTTCGCTGTTAGGATATGTGACATTACCGGGTAAGTTGAAATTTAATCCCATATAAGGTACAGCAACATTAGTAATTGAACGAGCGGGTAAGGAAGCTGTCTTAACATAGATTAGATCATTATTATCAAATGTTACTGTGCTCGCTCCGCCGGTATTAATATTCAATACACGGAAGTTAAAATCACGTGCAAACTCACGTGTAGTTGCTGCTGTATAAAAGTCTGTAATTAGTTGATTTACGTCTGCCATAAAATTATTTATCTATTACGATACAATCTCCTGGAAGTTTGTACCAGTTCTTGTCGCATAGAAATTACAGAGGATGTATTCTGCTGATCTTACAGGCTTAATATAGATATCTACAACAATTGTATTATCATCTATTATAGCAGGTGGATTATTACGCTCATCGCAAATAAGAAGGTAATCGTATATACCCTGTGTATTCTTAGCATTATCGAATATTGGTGTTAAGCTATTTATAACCTGTGTTCTCGTAAAGAGTGTATTAGGCTCGAATACAAAATATTTTACAGTATCTCTTGTTGCTGTTTCAAGATTTAAGAACAGACGGCGTACGTTAATACGATCGAATGCACTTGGCTTCTTTTGTAAGGTCTTTTGACCAAAAATTACAAATCCTTCAGATGGGAAGAATGTTACAGGGTTTAAATTGATCTTATAGAGATTATCGCGTTGTTTCTGCTTAGGATAAATCGCAATATCGACAAGACCTGTTATTACACCGCGTGTGAAACCAGCCGGTGCATACCAGGGTTGGAATGAAGAATCTGTATTTGCCATTGCAGCTGCAGCAAATCCAGAGAATGGTACCCAGACTTGCTGATTTGTAGCAATATCAGCTACTTTACCGCAGTTTGCAAACGTACAAGCATAACTCGTATCGATACTAGCAAACTGATTCTTTAGCGGCCAGAATACGTTATCTGAGAATGTATTTGTAGGTATATCTAAAACTTTAATATTCGCGCCTTGTACAAATATGTTTGTAAATGGATCGGCAAGAAAGATATGATCTTTACGTGTTTCCGCGAGATTTAAAAATGCATTAGCAACAGCAGTATATTGCGTAGCTGGTGTTGGTACGCTTGAAGGATTCTGAATAGAGAGCGCTTCAACAGCAGCATCATACGGAACTGTATCATCAAAGTAGCCATATGTTGCAAGATTGAATGAATTTATGTAAATAGTACCGAGACCAGCTTCACAGGTAATATTAATCGGATAGAGATCAACATTATTAAGCTTTTCTGCAGCGCGAGTGACTTTACCTGGCACGTTACCAATAATTTTTGTAGCAAGATCCTGGTTGTCGTATACACCGATCGGAAAGAGTGAGGCGGTTGAACCTAATATATTAAGTGCAACTTCAATATCGGCTTGTGGTGCACCAACACGGGTTACATATTCTTGTGAAGATTCGCCATTTAAAGGTGTTGCAAGTGCGGCAGTTAAGAAACGAACTTTCTTTGTTGGTACGCCAGAAAGATTAAGCCACGTTGTCTTGTTTTTATTAGAAATATTAGGATTAATAATTGTTGTAATGTTAAGTGATGGGCGATTAACAATTTCCATAAAGAAGCTAATAGCAGGACCACCGTTTGTACTGTTAATCTGTCTATTTGCATCAAATGAGGCTGTATAACCGTCTTGTAAGAGGTAATCAAGAGCGATTGTATCCGGTGAAAAGACTGATTGACGAAGCTTGAAAACACCGATTGTAGCAGTATCATCAAATTGATTGGATGAAATATCAAATGTAGGTATATTCTCAAGTACTTCAGAAACACTTCCCTGTAACCCTGTTGCATCAGCAGAAAGTGTAAAGTTTAATCTTACATCAGGAATTCTTACATAGTTAGTACCAAAGATTGCAGTTGAGTTATTATTGATCGAATAAACGCTATTAACATCATTAAATGGTGTTGCAGGATTAAGATTTGTATTATCAATAATTCCTAGGTATGTGCCTTCAAACTTGCTGTTTATTGTTGATTGTGCTTTGTTAAGAACAATTATACCAGAAGCACTTAATGAAGCAACATCAGTAAAAGTTGTTTGACCATATGTATCACTGCTCCAGGTGAACCCGTCGCCCTTTAATATTGAAAGATATTCAGTCTGAGAAAGTTGAATGTGTGTCGGCGCTCCGAAGAGATATGTGCTGTTAGCACCAGACAGAGAGGTGGTTAAATACCCATCGCAATAAGCTTGCACAGGGTATACTAACGCACTGTATTCATTGCTTGTATCGACACCGAGGCCTTCACCATAAGGCAATCTATAAACTATTACACTTGCAGAAGATTGTAAAGTTGCTTTGACAGAATGGTAGAAATATCTTTCTGCTCCATTTGTAGGTGTACCAAATATTTGTTCAAATTCAGAAAGTGATGTTACTGTAATAGGTTCTGAAGAAGGTCCTTTCGAAGCAAATCCAGGAATAAATACTGTGGTTGCTGGGGTTCCTACGCCTCTCAAGGATAAATCTACTTCATTAATCTCGACTCCGGGGCTTTGAATTGTGCGTGCCATATAAAGTATTTATGGTTTTTCGGATAAAACTTTTTGGTTTTTTTTGTTTTTTATATTATATCTACATCTTCTACTAACGAAATTACTAATTGTGAATATGAGAATGTTACAAAAGATTCAACTTCACCGGAATCACGGTGATTAAAGTTAACACCGCCAAGGGTTGTAGGAAATGCATTTAAATACTTAAACTCTACTGTTCTTTTGTCGTATTCATCTAAAGCAAATATTGAAAGGTTAGCAGCATATACAAAATTAGCCGAATTATTACTACCCGGCGGTGGAACAAGATTATCTGCATTAAAAATATTTAACTTGACGTCGTTTAAAATATTTAACCATTTATAAATGACCCAATAGTTATTGAATCTGTTGTCCACATCAAAATTTACAGTAATAGGTGGATAAGGCTTTCTTGATTGGCTTGAAGCAGCTAATGTTTGACCGCCGTACCTAACATCTAAATGCGAAACTTCCATATCCGGTACAACAACACCGTAAACAGAAAACTGCAAAGAATCGGGAATAATATTTCTATTAGCACGATCAAGCTTAGAAAAAATTTCTTTTAATCCGTCAGGAAAATTTAAAACGAGTAAAAATTTATCTTTACGCGCTTTATTAAATGGGCTTTGTACGAAATTGCTTTGTGTTGCCATATAGTTATTTAATTAAAGTTTAGTCCAACCTTGTGATTCGAGATCGGTAATTTCATTGAAATCATTACTATTATCACCTTGCATAACAATAGGAAGAGGTGGTGTGCCCATGCCTCCATCTTTTTCATTACTATAAATTGACGCAGGGTTTATAAAATATTTTATACCAAAGTCAAGTGATTTAATTCTCTGTGGCTTTTTATTTGCATCGTATTCCGCTATTTCAAAATACTTCTCAACAAGATCATTTTCAAGTATCATTAATGCCCACATTAAGCTCATTACCCGATCATCCCAATTATCTGCTCCGGGTTTAGCTGCCCAAGTACCGTTAGGATAGCGTACAAATCCTTTTAGCTCATTTAATGTCTTAAAATCTCTAATTTTTAAAACTTTTAATTCTCCCATCCAGTAGCGCATATTTATAACACCTTTATATTTTGTGTTGGTATGGGCCTGTACGCCGATTTTATTAAAATTAACAGGGCCAGCTTTTATTCCGTAAGAGACAATATTTTCGTAATTCAAAGTATTTTTAAGTTGATCGACGACTTGTGCGCCGCAATTATTTCTTTCAATCATAGCAAGAGGTGATCCCCAGTGCTGTAATATTTCGTGTAACTTAGTTGTAAAATTATAAGGGCTAATTGTTCTGTCATGGTAAGTTGCAACTTGCTTAATTTCTCTAAGATCGGTAATATCTAGTATTTGTACAACACTCGCCGCTTCACCAACTCCTTCACTTATGTCTACTCCCGCAACATAAATTTTTTCTTTATCAGGTTCATCCCACATCAAATATTTTCCCTCGTTAAAAACAAATTTTGGTTCAGTACACTCACTCTTCATTTCTTCAAACACCTTCTCATCAAGCGCGCTTTCTCCAGTCTGCAAGAAAACGTTTCCGAACTCTTGATCAAAAACCTCTCTACTACCTAAAGTACGGATTGTTTTTTCCTTCCACGCTTCATCACGACCGGGAAACTCCCACCAATCAACCTTTTCCGCCTTCCAATCATTCTTACCATCAATGGCACCGGAGTAAAGCTCGTGAAAAAGATTTCCTGTACCGTTTGGCGTTGACGCCACAAATATTTTAGACTTTTTAGACGAGGAAATAATTGGATATACTGAACTCCAGAACTGCTCAACAAGATGATTATCAATAAAGGCTAACTCATCCAAGATAAGAACGTTACAGCTATCACCTCGACCAGCATCACTACTTGTAGTCGAAATACCAATACTACTTCCGTTACCGAGTGACATTGCAGTTTTACCATATTCTACAGCTCCTGGTTTAAGGTAATTAGGCAGTTTTTCATAAGCTAATCGTATTCTCTTAAAGATATTAATAGCAGTCTGTTCTTTATTTGCAACAACTAAAATGCGCTGATCTTCAAAAAAACAAGCTATCCATAATGCATATATTGTCATTAGAGTTGTTTTTCCTACCTGTCTTGATGCCAATAGGCAAACAAATCTACTATCTCTAAGGCTTCTTAATATACGCTTTTGATAACTGTGAAGCTTAATTTTCATCTTACCTTCATCAAGATTAGTAATAAAGAAAAAGTTCTCTGCAAAGTATAAGATGTTCTTTCTCGATTTAGCTATATCCTCTACCCATTCAGGGTGTTCAGAGTAATCAAAGACAGCCTCTGAAGTAGGCAGGTTTTCGTTTCCTAAATAAAACTTATTTTCTGGTTTTTTAGGCATATATCTATTAAATACTTAATATGAACCAGACTAGAACGCTAGTAGAAATGGGTGACTTCTATGAAAAGAACGTCATCGAAGAAAAGAAATCAGTATTCCCTCCTAAGGGTACTTTTAAGCAGGCTGAAGATAAAAAGCCTGTCGAAGCTACTGCTGATAAAAAAGCGTTCGTCCAAAAAGATTCTGGCCCGGAAAACGCTGACGGCTTTAAGAAGGATCTTATTGATCCTAAGACAGAGAAAAAAGAAAATTTCTTTGAACCTAAGAAATTCTCACAAAACTATGAAAAAACAGAAGTACAAACAATAAATAATTGTATGAGTAAATCTATTTTTGATAAATTGTATGAGGATGTAATGTCCGATCAAACCGTTGACACCGACACCACAGATGCCGCTGCCCTCGGTTTGCCTTCAGCTGACGCTGGAGAAGGTGAAACAAAGGAAGAAGTAACGTTAACTCTTCCGCATGATTTAGCTGTTAAGCTTCATGAACTTCTCGCCACAGTAATCGGTGGTGAAGAGACATCCGGAGAAGAAACGGGTGAAGAAGCCGGTGCTGAAGATAGCGAAATGACCGCTGCCGTAGGTGCTGATGAAGATAACGAAGAAGAAGAAGAGGATAAGGAAGAAGAAGAAGTAGCAAAAGAAGCTACTGAACTTAAAGAAGTTCCTGCCTCAGCCGGTCAAGGCCTTCAGAAGAAGGATAATAAGGTCGGTGATGTAACAAAGAGTTTAGTATCACACGGTGCTGGTGATGGTAAAGTCACTGACAAATGTGGTAATGATGGTGAAAAAGGCCATGCTCTAGTAGGAAGCGGTGTAAAGGGTGGTGCCTCAACATCGCCTAAGGGCAAAGCTAACGTAGTTAGCAGCAAGACATCGAAGGTTGGTTCGTATCTCGCTGGTTTAAAATAAACTAACTAATCAAAAATAGTAAAAATTAGGGCCTAAGTCAAATTAGGCCCTTTTTTTTGCTTAAATATCTATATGACGTTTAAGAAATATTATATTGAAAACACTGACATAGGAATGAAGAAGCGTCATATGAATCCTGTGGGCAGAGATGTAAGTTCGCATTCCAAGCATCCTGGCAGATTTGTGCCGCATATGCATAGAACAATAAAGAAGAACCAGAAAGTAGAAAGCTTATTGAACAAACCATCAGGTAAAATAGTTTTAAATGTACAGGATATTGCAGAGATTGAAAAGGAGTTTAATCTTAATTTTGATCAGCAAGCACCTAAAAAGCTTGGTAATACAGGCATTACTATAAAGTTTGATCCAATACTATACAAGGCCATCTTGGAGAAATAATATGGAAAGTAAAGATTATTATACAGGTAATCCAGAACCTAAAATATATCCTTTTTTTTACGAGGAAAATTGCTTTAGATATACAGACAAAGAGAATAATGCATGTGAACGAAACGCAATCTCTAACTATTGGAGAGAACAGATACATCTTTATGGCCAAAAAGTAGGGTATATTGTTAATAATACAACAACGTTGAGTGCAGATATGCTATACGGTGAGCACCCTACACAAGCATATTCGCCACCTCAGTATATTGTAATCGCCATGAATTTAAACGAGAATGCCTTAATGCTAAGTAAGTTTGGACTAGTATCAGATGATGAGGTAACAGCGTTTATTCATATAAGCGCGTTCTATGATACGTTTGGCTTTGGTGCAGAACCTAAATCAGGTGATCTATTTCAGTTAACGGAGTATGGTAGTGATAGACCGGGTGGTAGAAATGGTAATATATATGAAATTACACAACGATTAGATCAAGATATTGCACAGATTAATGCATTAGCCGGTCATTATGTTTGGTTGGTTAAAGCAAAACGTTTTGAGTATTCTTTTGAACCTGGTGTTACACCAGAAGCTCAGAATCAACAAATATTCGATGACACTAAAAATCCTGCTGCTTCAGGTGCTGATAAACCTTATACATATTCTGTTGATGATGCATCAAAAGCTGTCTTCAACTCAGATACAGATTATTCAAATGTATATGGTGGGTATTAATCTAATCTAAAAAATTCGTCTAATTCAGCTTTTGAAACAGGTAACTTTTCGTTACGGTATTTAGCAATAAATTGATCGCCTTCGTTGCAACTTAAAAACAGAACATCAATAACAACACCGTTAGACCCTTTGAACTTATAATTATATTGCTCTTCCACTTTAGTAATGTTTAATAGCGCATATGTAACTCCAGGTACAAATTGTTTGTCGCGAACTCCGCGAGCAAACTTAATACCGGGCGTTACTGCGAAACGAGTTCCGACGATGTAGTGCATATGTCAGGTTTTACTATTACGGGGATACGAACATTTTCATGATTACCAACCTCGTCAATCATCGATTCATATCGTTCTGTAATATATTTTTGAAATGCTAGCGGCTTAACCCAGTCAACATCTTTACCCTGCAGATCAACTTTAAACTGCGAAGCTTTTTTCGTAATGTAATCTAGCGCTTCAATTAAACAAAGCCAACGAGTATATTCTTCTACTTTTAGCTTATGTTTTTTTGTTTTTGTTTCAACAGTTATATATTTTTTTAATGGTTCCAATTGCATATCCAAGTATTATCAAGGAAATCTGTTTAGGGTCAAGAAGATTCTTTTGTTCATTTAAATTAATTATAACGCTATAGAGCGCGTCGAAACCTTGCTGCACTGCGTCAATAGTTTGCTTCAACCCTGTATTAATACCGTCTTTATATTCCTCATTAACGCTACTTTCTTTAAGAGATTTTATATAGGCCTCACAAAGCATCTTTATATAATTTTTAATAATTTGTCTATCGGATTTAACGTCTGAATTAAAATACGCTAAACCAAATTCAAAATCTGTAAGTTCTTTTGTGGTGAGTGCTCGTCTAACTAAAAGAACAAGATCATCTAGTACTAACGGTGGTGTCTGTATTTTAGGTGTTAATGCGCTTGCAGATATATCTGTCGTTAATTTATTAATACTTTCAGGAAGCTGCATTTTTAATTTTCTCCAGTAAAGCGGGCTCAATGTTAGTTGCGATTACGGGCTCAGTTACAACTGCTGTTTCTGTTGTGGTATGCACGCTTATAGTCTTGCTACATTCCCGGCATTTATAATAATTCGCAGTATTGAATCTAAAAGGTACAATATCGGTAACTTGCTTAAAGCAGGGGCACATGACTTCAATACTCTGAAAAGACATTTCTCGCAATTTTTCAACCTCAAGCTTTTTAGCTTTTATTATAATGTAAAGGTTGAGTAAGTTTGAATATAAATAAAACCCTAATATTTGTGCGCTAGCACCAATAAAAATACCAACGAAAAAATTTAAATGTATAGTATTAAAAATAAATCCGCAAAAAAGTGAAACGGATATTAAAGCTAATAGCTGTAGTGCTAACTTTTTAAACATTATAATATTATAATGACTTCTTATTTTTTTGCAACCGGTTTCTCAGTAGCGTAAAATATTTTTTTTAACTCAACAATAATATTGGAAAGCTTTTCAATGACAGACATGACTTGCTCTTTTGCCGCATCATTTTCCTGGACAACAGGATTATTAAGTGACGCTTTGAAAAGCATGCGTGCGTTGCAGGCATTAATATATAGATCTCCAAGCTGTCCGATAACATTAGGCAATGGATAAGGTAAGGGCTTATCTGCTTTAGCACTATTGGGATCTTGATCTACCGACTTATCAAATAAATCTTTTAAAGTAACTCTTTGAGTTGCAAGCTCTCTTGAAGCAATACCTGAAGTCCATTTATTGTAGTTTAAAACCTCTTCAAATAAAAGCTTTCGTTTCACTAAAATATTTAATCTATATCAATAAATAATATTATGAGTCTATTCGAACGTAAATTTGGCATAGTTTTAGAAGCTAATGATGATGTTGAACCAACGCCTGCCGCTTCTAATGCACCTCAAACAGATAAAGAAGCGATGGCACAGTCATTAAACACTGCAAAACCAGAAGATTTTGATGTTGAAGGAAAAAGACAAGAACTTGTAGATCATGTTAAAGGTGAACAGACAACAAAGCTTAAAGAATGGATTGGGCAAATAGATCAATTTATTACATTTTTAAATGGTACTGATGCAAGTTCAATGCAAGTTCAATTACATGCTGCACCTTGTGACTCTACGTTCGAGGATATTGCAAGAAGTGAAAAGAAAAAAATTGCACGTCTTGCTGCTGAATTAAGTTCGCTCAGCGAATCACTTAAAGGCTATTTAATTTCTGCTAACGAGTAATAGAAGACATTACTAGTCGGGCTTTTAAGCCTGTAAATGCATTATCAATAAAAAACGAAGGCTCAATTTCGCTTAGATTTTTTGCTTCACACATTTCATTAATATCTTTGTAAGATTTAGAAAAAGTTTCAGGCCATATAAAAACTGTTTCGCCGCTCTCAATAAGCTTTTGCGTTTTTTTTCTACCTGCATCGTCAAGCCATTGATTATCTAACACCCAAATCTTTTTATGAAACTTAAATGATGCTAACTGTGCTTCTTGTAGCAATGTAAAGTTGGTATTACTGTTCTCCTGAATACCTGCAACAGCTGTACCATTCTTTACAAAAAACGCATCAATAGGGCCTTCAAAAATGAATATAAAATCTAAATCTGCAGATATTTTATTAATATTATAAAGTGATTTTTCACCGTTTATTTTACTCAAATATTTCGGATAAAACTTCATATCTTCCTTATAAATTACCCGGGACTGATAGAATATAACTTCGTTATCCTCGCTATAAAAAGGTATAATAATTCTATTCTTGTGCGTCTTGTCTTTTAATGAAACGTAGATAGCTTCTGGTCGATTAACAGCGGTATCTATTTTACGCTTTCTTATTAGTTCCAGTGCATCGTTAACAATCTTATTGTCTTTAAAGTATTCAATCTGATTCGCATCAAACAAATTAATTGAATCGGTGGGGAGAGGTTCAACCTGACGTTTAGGTTTTGGTATCTCGTCTACACTAAGCACGTCTACTGGTATAACATCATAGTTTTGGGCCTCTTGAATGATTTCGTTGAATGTAAGGCCGGAAACTTCTTGTATCCATTTTGTTGCATCGCTATACCACCCACAGTTATGACAGCATATAGCGTTCTTATCAACTATATAAATACATCTACGTTTTTTACCCCAAGACTTACCTTCATGACATATAGGACAGCCAGCGATATACGTGTTACTAAATCTTTTGAATTTTGGCGTACCAGCGTACTGATAGAATTTTTGTATAGTATATTCTTGCGGTATTAGCACAGAATAATATTAAAGGAATTACCTGTAATTACAAGCTTATTTTTTTTCAATATCTCTAACAGAAACAACACCCTTGCGAATAAAAGCACCTGAGGCGGGATCAATATATTCTGCCTCAACTATTTCCTTACCGGCGCGAATATACGTCTTCAATATCGGTTTCACAGGTTGACCGCTGATAGGTGATACTATAATCTTGGGCTCGATAATGTCCATATTATTTGTTAAGTGTCTTAGCGAGCTTAGCTTTTAACTGTTCTGTATATTTTGATACAAAGCCATCAATAGCGTTGTTAGCTGCTGCAGGCCCTGATGCGTTGGCGATCTTTACAATTTCAGCTGTTTCAATAGCTACTGTAAAAGCATCGGTTTCCCTTGTATCGAGTCTTAGAACTGTTTCAATAGTTAATTTCATGTAACTATTTATTCAGGTGTCTGGGAAGGCAAACTTTTATTTTTTTTATATTGCACACAACATGTTTCATAAACATCTTTAGGT